TTAATCATCTTCTTTCATTTCGTTAATAACCGGCGCCCATGATATTACTAAGTTCTTGCAGAAATTCAACATAGCATGATCATCCCTGTACTTCTCAATAATCCCATCGACATCTGCATTGTATTGACTCATTGAGCCGGTACCTTTATAATTTTTATACGCTTTCCAGAACAAATTCTGGATATCTGTTATTTTTTCGTGCATACACTACCCTCTTCGTAACAAAGCAACAAAATTTTTCTTCCGGTAACAAAAGTCTGTTACCCTATCAAACCCGCATGGTTGACAGGTTTTTGAGGTTGGTAACAAAAGTAACAATGATTTTTACCCTATATAGGGACTTCATATTTTTGAATTTCTCACATTTTTATTCCGTATATATAGCGCGATTTCCTGTTGTTACTTTTGTTACTTGTTACCTTATTGCAACTTTTCTGCCCCGATATTCCACTGAAATCACATCATTCGGCGACGAATTTTTGAATTTTTCCAGCACCTCATTTAATATTGCATTTATCGGAACTCCATTCCTGAACGCCATGCATTCAATAAAATCATAGTTTTCATTACTAATCCTCACAACTTTTGACATTGTATTTCCTCCTCTTAACTAAAAGGTAGCTTTTCTTGTGTTTCATCGATGCTTTCAAACCCATCATTATCCGTATTTCCTTTCGATTCAAGTTGCAAAAACACGCATCTCGCCGCTCTTCCGTCTATCTTTTTCAGCTTTGTTGGGTTTCCCCTGCTGTCCTGCTGAATAACGCCTTTCTTTGCAGCCCATGACAGGAAGGACTTTTTTGAGAATTTCCCAGATTCGCAAATTTCCTTAAATGCCTGTCCGTAAATTACTGCGTACCCATCCTCAATAATTCCCCATTTTTCACAATTTGAAGACACATCAAATCTCTGGCTGTTCATTGCGATTTTATCAAGGATATATTGGTAGCATCGCTCATTGTCAGACAGCTCATTTCGGTCTATAAGCACCTGTTTCGCTTCATCCATAGAAATATACTGTCCATCTTTGAAAATGAGATCTGTGGCTATTTTATCGGCTGTCAAGACGATGGAAAGTGAAATACTCTGCTTCTGCATCTTGTCCGTGTTAAATAATTCCCTCTGAAACTCTTTCTGGATAGAACGAATTTCATCTTCTCCCATTTCTTTGATGATTTCCACGAACTTCTTGCCCGCATGTCCGTAATTCCGTTTTACCGTCTCCGCTGTCTTCTGCGGATCCTGATAAATCTTTTCACCACACTCAACCTCCAGAATTCTGTTGATTGCACCGCCCTGACTGACATAGCTGCTAAGCGGTCTCTCTCCATTACAGATCATTACATTCCGCCACCGATTCTCTCGATTGATTCCGAGGTCTTTGTTTGACCGGCTCTTTCCTTTTCCGGAACACAGATCATAAACAATTCCCTCGAAGTTATCCCTGATTCTCGCTGATGTTTTGCTTGTATCATCCAGAAACATTGGTAAATTATTTAACATATCCGCTTTCGCTTCCAGTGCAACATCCGTTGTTTTGAAGTCTCCAATATATCTACTTTCGTCTGGATTCGCCCACACGGAAGCTGCGACCATTAAAGATACCGTCTTTCCTCCCTCTGTCTCTCCCCACAGATCGACAAAAAATGGAAGTCCGCCCAAGACATGAACTAGTACACTTGCGAATGATGCAGCCAACAGGAATTTTACCTCCATTCTTCCAGTTTCCCTCAGTTCTCGAACGTGATTCAACCACACATCGAAACTTCCATGCTCCGACACGCTTTCAAAGGTCTGCTTGAATCGATTATCCCCGTCAAAAATGATGTCTGTATCATAGGGGATGAACTGATCCTTGATCCACCCAAGTTTACTAGTGGAATACTGCACATCTATGTAATCATCGTTTCCATTTTCTACGTCAGCCAGATACTTGACTAGCAATTTTGCATTTTCTGACGTAACTGCAATCCCTCTTCCGGATAATGCCACAATCTTATTCGCCGATGTGATCATCGTTTTTGGAACCACAATATCGTGCCACTGGTTATTTCGTCTGTACGACAGTTTTATTTGCTCTTCCCCGGTCTCTAAGTTTCGCAGCCGCTCTACTGGCAGGATTGGGTGATAGCAAGCCACTTCATCAACCCTTCCGGAATTCTGTGCGAACACGCCGCGATCATCCGCAATCCAGGCGCCGCAATACATACGATCGTGAGGTCCTGTGAAATTCGTATAGTTATCTACTGTGCAAACAGTTCTGTTTTCCCGTTCCTGTCTCTTCATTTCTCGGTCAGCCTGATTGTATCCTTTCAAAATCTCTTCAAAATCCGACTTGACGCCCAGCTGTTTCGCTCTTCTGATGAGCTGCACTTTTGTCTTTGATCGGAGAATCGGATCTTCCATTTCAAATAATTCGATGAAAACTTCATCATCCAGTATGCTGTCTGCATCGAATTCGTTCATTTCCCTCATTTCCTCACCTCTTCTCTGTTTAATATTTCATGCAAATATAACTGGTACTGCAACGCATTGCAGCAATCGCACCATACATCACTGAACGGTTCCGATTTATTCATATAATCGCGGTACACATCAATCAGAACATTATTCAGCTCTCTTTTTCTCCGAAGCTTTTCCTCTTCTCGCTTTCTCTGTTCTGCCTTCTTCTGGCTCCTATATATTGCCAATTTCGACTGGAATGTCGGCTTTTCATAAGTTCCGCCAAGACTCTGGAACGCTTCTTTGAAATCAACATGATCAATTAGTTGCACGAATGTAAAGATATCTCCGCTTGCTCCGCATCCGAAACAATGGAAGCTGTCTGGGTAGATTTTCAATGATGCTCCCTTGTCTCCTTTGTGGAACGGGCAGTGGATGAACCCCGCCCGATTTACATGGAACCCATATCTTTCCACAATTTCCCTCATGCTGTATGAATGTTTAATCTCTTCTTTATTCATGTCTTTCGCTCAATAACTCAATAATTTTCTTTCCGGTATCATTCTTCTCGCAGAACTCAAACCTTACATTATACCGGTCCCTAATCGTGCAAAGGGACTTGTATAGCTGATTTCCATCGATTGCTTTAGAAGATGCTACATACCTCTCCTTCTTTCCGTTCACAGTGCGCCATCGTACTTCATGTTTTCTTGGATTTTTCCAAAAATACACATCCTCGATGCTTTTAATATCCTTCCCGTGCTCAATCAGTATGATCAACTGTATTCCCGCATCCATAGCCTTAAGCAGCTCCCTTTTAAATCTTTCGTGCTGCTGACAGACATTTCCGCACAACTCTTGGAGATTTTGCTTTCTGTCGATTATGAGCCGGGGATTGTCCAAAGACATGTAATCCCCAACTAATAATTTGCTGGAAAAATGCTTAACTCCATTATCATCAAAAGTCTTCACGATCTTCCGAATCGCCCTTGCTTTTTCCCTGCTGTCAATCTGTATATCCATCTGTCTCACCTCTAATTAAATGGCAATTCTTCATCGATGCCATCCGGAATATTCATAAATCCATCAGATCCGATCGGCGGCGCTGCTGCAGACGCTCCATTATTATCCTTGTATGCCCTTGTTTCGATTTCCGCAGGGATATCAGCGTCTTTCACTCCTTCTGCGCTTCTGAACCAGCGGAGTTGATGCTTTGCAATGTTCCTTCCATTGTAATAATCATTTACAATGCCAAACACCGCTCCAGCCAACTTGTTTTTAAAACATTCCGCGAATCCATCGCCCCAATTCACCACGAACCCCGGATTTGACTTCTCAACAGATGTGATAAATGTCTTGAAAGATTTGCTGCAATCACCATTCTGATCCTCGGTTAAAATATATGTAGTTCCGTTTGCCGGCCATTTCTTATCCGGTCTTATATCATCTCGAAACGCTTTTTCGAAATATCCAGGCTGGCTATCATTTTGTGCGAAGTCGAAAGACACCTTAATCATGTCTTTATTTGTCTTTGATTTCATTTCCAGAACTTCCTTGATGATCAAGATATGCCCTCCAAGCTCTACCGGCGTAAATTCTCCCTGTGCCTGTGTGTTGTCAAAATTATTTGGTTTCTGCATTGTTTTCTTCTCCTTTTGCTAATCCGTAGTATTCTCTAATTTTTTTATCGACCAACAGTAGGTCATTATCTATTGTTAAATCCTCAAACATTCCGATCGGAGATTTGCTTACTGCTCCTTGACTTGCTTGAGTGACAAACAAATGCTTTCCGCCTTCCTCAATGCATCTAAGCACTATCGTAAACATTCCTTCGATGCAAACTTTTTCATCGAGTAGTTTCCCGATGGTTTTTGGTTTCACTTCCCCTGCTTCGTCTTTTTCTTCGTGCATGATAATATACACGATTTTATTCTCTGGCACTTTTGTCACAATAAACTGGATTAAGTTCCAGAAATAGTCTCCAATGTCGTTGTACAGGGAGAATACCCCATTTCCTTTTCCGGCTGAGCTGTGTCCCCTCATAAAATGATTTGTTATTAGATAGCCGGCATCATCAATCACGATGGAATCTGCTTTTGATGCAATCAATAATTTCATGATCTGCTGGTAATCATCTGAAAACCATCCATTTACCCTCCCTTTAAAAGGTAGCGGCTTATTAAGGACCCTGATAAGGTTAAAATCGTTGTTCTGACAGTTTCTCATGCTGGTAGATTTTCCACTTCCTGATTTGCCAATAATCAATACTGGTGTTGCCATTTTTATTCCTCCTTCATAATTCTCACAATATTTAATAGTGCCTGCGTTAGATTTGCGATATCCCTAGTCTGATAATATGTATTCACCTCCCCGTTCTCGATCATTCCGAGACGCTCGTCCAACAAATCCTCAATTCTCTCCTTGCGCTGCTGCATCGTAATCATGTAGTCGCCTCCTCATGCACCCAATTTCCGGAAAAATACCACAGTACAACTGTGATCACCGCCATGTAAAAACTTTCAGCTTCTCTCATGATCTGCATAAATGTTTCCTGTTCTCTTTCCGTGCCATTGTTTATTCGTTCGCAGGCGTAAGAAAAGGCATCTTCGTCATGCACTTTCTTTCCTTTCTCCGGTCCGATACCTACATACATCATTCTTCCTCCATACCGATAATTGCTTTTATACTATCTGCGTCCACAAAATTCCCTTTTACAAACGACAAGAATCCAATTAACGCATCCATCTTCCCATCTAATCTACAAAGACGGGCATATTCCTGTTCGCTTACATAAATTTTATTGTTATCCATTGCTTATCCTCCTAAAATCTGTTAATATAGAATCGTATTTTTTCCTGAGTACCTACGGCTCCCCAGCCTTTATGTAGGTGCTCATTTTTAATACCCAACCACCAGATACCACGCCAGTAGCACCAGCACAAACCCGATCACAGCTGTTGCAACCTTGTGCCAGTAAGGCTTGTCCTCTTCTTCCAGCAGATCTACAGAGACTGACCGGATGTCCCAGCTGTTTAATGTGTTGGGTTGCTGAGTGGTCTGGCAGTGGTAAGTTCCTTTAATTTCCATGCTTGTCCTCCCTTATTTTTACGGATCTCTTTCCGCGCTCTTCCAATCTGACGCGATAGTTCGTTAGATACGAGATTGCGACTTGCTTCTGCTCCTCAGAATCACCGTCTATCTTTTCTACGGATTTCAGAGTCTGGATAAATTTCTCGATCTTGTTTACTGTTAGCCTTTTCACAGCTTGTCCTCCATTCTACCGCCTAAGCGGTTTTCTCTTCCGTGTAATTTCTTGCTGTCAGAGCTTTCCGGTTTAATTTTTCTGCAAATAATTCAGCGTCCGGCAAGTCTTTAACTTCCACTTCTTTTCCGTTGATTACTACAATGTTCTTTATAGTCATTCACACCACCTCTCTAATATGTATGACGGATGGTTTGTCCGAGATATGTTGTCCTAGTCATCTTCTTTTTCTTTATTTTCTTCGTTCTTCTGGCTCTTCTGAGATGCCATAGCTTCTGCAAAGCCGAGAAAATACCCTTTATTCATGTCCGACATATCCGGCAGTGCTTGCGCCACTTTTCTGATGATTTCTTTCTCTTTTTCGCTCATGTGTACCTCCTATGCTACATTCAGGAATTTGTTGATAAAATACTGCTGTCCTTTGCCGGTTACTTTTGTGGTTTTGTTAATCCGAACGGAACCATCTGGATTCATAGCTGTTGTCTCTTTCACTTCAAACAGCCCTAAATTCATAGATTTCTGTGTGGGCGAGTTCCATTCCGTTCCTTTTCTCTTACTCAGATATCCATTTTCACGCAACCACTCAAATAAGCGCTTCTGCCCTGTTTCAACGCCGTTCTGTTTCAAAATCTTCGCCAGATCGCCGATTAAGATGGATGTATGACTGGTAGCGACAGCATCCGCAAATATCGCTTTCGGCTTCATTTCCTCAATCTGCGCTGTCTGCTCTTCAATGGTCTTATGCGCTTCCAGAACTGCCAGTGCAAGAAGTTCTTTACCCTGCGGAACGTGCTCTTTGATGATATTTTCCATCTCATGAAACCGTTTGATGTATTTTGCTGTGAACTCCGTCCCTTTGACTCCTGTGAGTTTGTGGGCGATAAATTCGCAGCCCTCTTTTGTGATTAAATAGCACGGGTATTCTTTTCCGCGACGCTTATATGTAGATTCATGGAAGAAATCTGACGGCTCAAAATTGAGCTGTGAAAATTCTTCTAAATACCCTCTTATGTCTCTGATGATGTTCTTGTGTTCCTTTCCAACCATTTCAGCCACTTCTCGGCTATCTAATTTTTACTGCAATTTGTTCAATACCTTTTACCTCCTATTTTTATTGCCGTCGTAACCTCCGTGGCGGGGTTGCTTTCTTTTTGTTTATCTCCTATACTGTAAATACAGGGCACTGCCATGCCTGAGTATTACGAAAGGAGCGATTTTATGAGACGTTGTAATTCGCCATTTAACGGCAATCGCTATGTGCTTAATAAAAACACTGGTGAAATCCATGATTTAGACCGCGAAACCTCGTGCTGCCGCATAAATGATATAAAGTCCGAACATATCTTTAATTGCAGTTCCTATGAGGAAGCTGTTGTTTTTTCTTCCATGCTTGACATCAGAAGAAACGGATGCGCTCACTGCATGCCAGAGAAAAACAACGGATAACCATTAAGAGCTGCTTCTTTTAAATGAGGTAGCTCTTTTTCAGGCATCTCCTCTTCAAGAAGTTCTGCAAATGCTTCAGGAGTTTTTTTGACTTCGATCAAGCCAAATACCATATTAGAAAACTCTTTCTCTCTAGTAATGGATTTCAATACATCGAATTTTTTTATCTTTCTATCCTTATTTTCTTCGTCAAGACCTATAAACTCATCGATATATTTTTCGATACGTTCAACCCCCTGAATTTCTTCGCGCAACTCTTCTGGTTGTTCAAGAATTTTTTTTGCAGTATTCCTGATTAAATTCTCCGTATTTTCCTTCTGAATTTTGATGTCATCTTCACACTTTTTGATGCGATACAGCAAGCAATCCCATGATCGTCTTGAAACCCACATCTTTCTCACCTCGCTTTCTTTTTCCCCGTCATGCCGATAGGTCAGCGTTTTTTGTTTTGGTTTGTGTTGTTGCTTTCTTGTTGATGAACAAATCATAACTCGTTTTATTTTGTTTGTCAATAAGATTTTTAAAAAAATTAAATATTTTTCTTGTTGACTAACAAGTATAATAATGATATACTGATTTCAGAAAGGAGGAAGCCTTTTGGAATTAAATATAGGAGAAAGAATTGAAATCTTAAGAAAAGACTTAAGTATGTCCAGGAGAGTTTTTGGAGAAAGGCTTGGCGTCAGTGAAAGCGTTATTGTTAATATAGAATACGATCGCTTGAAACGCCCAGATCAAAAAGAATCCTTATATAAGTTGATTTGTAAAGAGTTCAATGTGAACGAAGAATGGTTAAGAACCGGAAACGGTGAAATGTTTATCCAATTAACAAGAGACCAGTTGATTACAGACTTTGCTGCTGATCTTATAATGGAAAATGATACATTTAAAAAAAGATTAGTAGAAGCTCTTGCAAAGCTGGATGAAAGTGAATGGGATGTCCTAGAAAAGCTCGCAGAGAGCTTAATTAAAAAAGACTAGGGTTTCCCCTAGCCTAAAAGCTTTATGCAGAATCGGTACACAAGTTCCAACACCTCAATATTGTTGGACTTGTTGACCAATTCGATGATAAGTTTTTTGTAGTCCATTTCGCAATCCCCCTAACTGCAAAAACACATGTTCGAAATCCCTGAACATATAATACTATTTCAGTGGATAAAAATCAATATTTTGTTCGAACATTTGTTCTGTTATTTTTTGGTACTTATGTACCTCTCTATTAAGTTAACAATCTAAAATCGGGAAACTTACGCGAAAATGGACAATCGTCCCATATCTGGGACACTTATTGATATGGAGAGTCGATAAGGTCAGAAATTCGGACTTTTAAGCCCTTGGCAAGCAATTCCAGCGTGTCGGCTGTCGGTGATATTTCACCGTTTGCAATACGGTTAATCGTTGATTTTGATATTCCGGTCGCAATGGATACTTGCCGGACTGATAGATTTTTCTTAAGCATGATCTTATCGAGTAGTATTTTCATAGTGGTTTTATTGTAGTATATTCCAGATCTGGAAACTACAGGTAAATAATGGTAATAATACGATATAACCGCTTCGGCGTTTATATAGAGTAAAGTGGTGTTGAGGTACAGGAGAAAAGAGGAAAATATGAAAAAGAAAATTGTAGCAATGTTATTAGTAGGAGCTATGGCATTATCCATTACAGCATGTGGTGGAGATGCCGAACCATCCAGAGACGCCGAGACAACGACAGAAGCAACAACAGAGCAGAAAGAAGAGCCAAAAGAAGAAGCTCAGCCAGTGGATGACGGAATCATAGATTTTACAGCAGAAAAATTTAATGTAAAATATGTACGACATGAATTTGCGAATGATTATGAGGGAAATAAATGTCTGCTTTACTATTATACCTTTACAAATAATTCGGACGAAAACGCAACAGCTGGAATTGCTGCAAACGTACAGTGTTTTCAGGACGGTGGCGAGTGTGAAATGGGAATTATGGCAGAACAGAACGACTCTATGAACAATTACGCTATAAATGAAGTGCAGCCGGGTGGAACGGTTGAAGTATGCCAGGTATATAAATTGAAGAGTGATACTGAGCTCACAATCGAAGCATCCGATATGATATCGTTTGACAACAAGAAGGATACTCAGAAAATCGCCGTGCAATAAAATAAAAAACCGCCCCAGTGCTACCAACACTGAGACGGTCTACATATCCGAAGATATGCGATTGAAATCCAAGAATATTGTATCATCTTCGGAAACAGCTTGCAATCCAGAACATTTGTTCATGTGCTGGCTGTTATTTTTGTACTCGTTTTTGCATAAAATTAAATAAGGAGATGATAACATGGAAACGCAATATGCTTTTGGATACGTCCGTGTATCCACTGGAAAGCAAGACGAATTATCCCCAGATTCCCAAGCAAAGCTGTTAAAAGATTACGCAAAGAGTCACGGGTATGTGGTGTCTAAGATTTTTTACGAGGTCGGGATTTCTGGAAGAAAAGCTGATAAGCGCCCGGAGTTCCAAAAAATGATTGGACTCGCAAAAGCATCAGATCATCCAGCAGATGCCATTCTTGTCTGGAAATATAGCCGATTTGCGAGAAACCAAGAAGAAAGTATCGTATACAAGTCTCTTCTCAAAAAGAAGCACAATGTGGATGTCATAAGCGTGTCAGAACCGTTGGTAGATGGCCCATTTGGCTCTCTGATAGAGCGAATCATCGAGTGGATGGACGAATATTATTCCGTTCGTCTCTCCGGAGAAGTAACCAGAGGAATGAAGGAGAAGGCAGAAAGAGGTGGATACCAAGCACGCCCACCGCTCGGGTATAAGATCGTGACTCATAAGGAACCTCCGGTAATCGTTCCCGAAGAAGCGGAAATTGTGAAACTGATTTTTGAAAAGTATGCGAACGAAAACTTAGGCATATTTGAAATTGCTAGGCTTTTAAATATGCATAATTTCAAAACCTCGCACGGGAAAGAATTTGAACGCCGATCTATCGAATATATCTTGCAGAATCCTACTTACTGCGGTATGATACGTTGGAATCGGACAATCAATGAATCCAACGAAATCCGCCCGGAAAGCGAATGGATTGTCACCGATGGGGAACATCCTGCAATCATAAGCAAGGAGCTATTCGATAAAGCACAGGAACGATACAAGAGAGAATACAGGCCACGTGGTTCGAGACCAGTAAGCACATACAAGCACTGGTTGTCTGGTGTCGTTAAGTGCCCAGCGTGCGGCAGGACAATGACTGCAAACACGATCAGAAATAACACAAGAGTGTACTCTCATTTTAGGTGCTATGGATACACAAAGGGGAAATGCATGGCGAACAACTCTATCAGCTCAATCAAGTTAGAACCTGCAGTACTGGAATCCATCAAAACTGTGCTTGATAGCGGTAAAATCACATACCGAAAGATTGAAGCCAAAACCGATGACACTGTGGACTTAAAAACCATACTGGAAGACCAGATCAAAAAGATCGATGTGAAACTGCAAAGAATCAAAGAAGCCTACATGAACGGGATTGACACTATGGAAGAATACAAGGAAAATAAACAGGCTGTACAAGAAGAAAAACAACACCTTGAAAAACAACTGTCCGAAATCAAGGAAGAAAAAAGCAACAGCAAAGATGATGACGAGGACATGCTGCTAAGGGTGAAAAATGTGTACGATATTCTCTCTTCCGACTCTGTTGATGCGACAACCAAGAATGATGTGCTCAGGAGTGTTGTAGAAAAAATCATCTACGAAAAGGATAAGGACTTGTTAAAGGTTTATTACTACTACATGCCGTAA